AGCGATTATCGCTGCTGGTCAAAGAGCATTATTTGGTAATACTGCTTACGGAGCGTAGTTAATACGGAGGTTGTGGGCGCTTCGGCGCCCCTACCATTATGACAGAATTTAAAAACGGAATATATAATACATTAAGAAGTTTAATAGGTACAAGTATAGGCCGTGCTTTCATTTATACTTTAGGCCACATAGTAATTGCTATGACTTGTAACAGATTAATTACTGGTGCTGAATGGGCATTAGCAGGCGCTGACGCCGTTATAGAACCTATGATTAATGGTGTATGGTATTATGTGTTAGATAAAACTTGGAGTAAATATGGTAAATGATTTGTATAAGATAATTAGGCACATATTGCCAGAACTTTTTAATGAAGACAAAGCATTTAAGTCTATATTACCTAAAGTTACAAGATTTCAAATATTAACAATATTAGCTACAACTTGGGCATTTATATTTGCTCAAATGACAATGAACTTTTTACATTATGGTATTACACTAACAACTAGTATAATTGCTCACATATTAGTAATTGCTGGTATTATTTTTACTAGAAAAAGTTTAGATACAAAGTGGAACTTTAATGATTATCACAGCGTAGGTAGACAAAGAGCATATACTTGGGCAAGAGATAAACAAGGCAATCCTTACAAAGTACCATTAGACGCTAATGATCCAGGTGGTGAACACGAATGAGTTTAAAGTTAGTAAAATATAAAAAGAAAGATTGGCAGAATGTTGCTGATTGTATTAGAAGTGACCAAGTACCAGCTTTTGAAGTACAATTAATATTAGATACAAATCCAAACTTTGCTAAATGGTACAAGAAAAAATATTTAAAGAATGATACTCGTAGACCTTAATCAAGTTTTAATATCAAACCTTATGGCTCAGGTAAGAGGTAAAGGTGATGTAAAACCAAATAAAGAAATGATAAGGCATATGGTGTTAAACTCATTAAGAGGTTTTAATGTAAAGTTTAAAGAGGAATATGGTACAATGGTATTATGTTCAGACGCTGGTGATCCTTGGCGTAGAGACTTTTTTCCACATTATAAACACAGTAGAAAACAGGCCAGACTAGATGGCCCTTTTGATTGGGATAATATCTTTAGTATTATTACAGAAATTAAAAATGAAATTGCTAAAAGTTTTCCTTATATAGTAATGTACGTTGAAAATTCCGAAGCAGATGATATAATAGCCACACTTGTAAAATTAAGAGAAGAAAGTAAGTATTTAATTATTTCGGGTGATAAAGACTTTATACAATTACAACATTATGGTGATGTATACCAATGGTCACCATTTTTAAAGTCTTATATTGGCGAACAAGAAGACCCTATTAAGTTTTTAAGAGAACAAATAATAAAAGGTGACAGATCAGATGGTGTACCAAATATATTAAGTGATGATGATGTGTTTGTAAAAGGTGAAAGACAAAAACCTATTACTAAACAAAAGTTGGAAGAGTGGTCAAATATAGAAAACATACCATTAGGGTCAGAAACCAAAAAGAACTTTAATAGAAACAAGAAGTTAATTGACCTCTCTCAGATACCAAAAACGATAGAGGAAAACATTATAAATACATTTAGAAGCTATAAAGTGCCTGACAGGTCGCTACTGTTACCATACTTTATAGAAAATAAATTGAAGTCAATGATTGAAAATATTAATGACTTTTGAACACATATATATGGAGTAAATAATGGAACAAACAAAAACAAATCCAAACCTAATTAGTAAAAGAACTATGACGGCTATGGCCAGCACGAGTGGTAGTGGTGGTGAAACCTTACACGAGATTTTTACTAAAGTCAATAATGCTAAAGATAAACCTAAGAAGATTGAAGTATTAAAAAAATACGATCAACCTTATCTTAGACAAGTTTTAAAAGCAGCTTTTGATCCAAACATAACTTGGGATTTACCAGAAGGAACACCGCCTTATATTAGAAATGAGGCACCTTTGGGTACTGAACATACGTTTTTAAAGAATGAGACAAGAAAGTTATACCTTTTTATTAAAGGTGGTGACAACTCTCTTTCTAAGACTCGTAAAGAAACCTTGTTTATACAAATGTTAGAAGGCCTACATCAAAGTGAGGCTGAACTACTAATAAATGTAAAAGACAGAAAATTAAACAAGGTCTATAAAGGTCTAACAGCTGATATGGTAAAAGAAACCTTTGGCTGGAATGACAACTTTTTAAGAGAATCAAAGTAATTATCTCTATTTTTTAGGGTGTGACAATCACACCCTATCAAAAACCCTTATTTTTCAACACTTTTTAACGCTTGACTTCTTAGTCAGTTTATGTTATCCTAAATAATATAAAGGAGAATATATTATGAAAAAATACTTGATAACATTAGCAATTATCCTTGCTACATTATGGTTTAGTTTGACGAGTTTTATGAACTCGGTTATGGCTAATGAATACAACAAGGCTGTGATAGGCCACGTGATACAATCAAAAGTTAACGGTACAAATGTTGATGTATCTAAATTGATGGAACAAGAACTTGAAAAAGTTGCTCATCAATTTGCTTTACAATCAATCGTTATATTACAACAATACTTGCCTACAGTTATGGAAGGCGTATTAGCTGATATGAGACTAAAAGCAGACAAAGAATATAAGTGTGCTTTATTAAAAGATACTAAAATTAAAGACGATTGTAAATAATAATTATGAGCGTTATTGAACAGATACACAGTATCTTACAGGTGATTTATACATTTATACCAAAAGACATATTTTTAATTATTATGGTCTGTTTGGTTTTTATAATATACTTATTTTTTAGAGAGGTATTTAAGAAATGGATAAGTCAAAAATTAAAACAAAACTCAAAAGAGAACTAGTGTCTAATAGGAAGTATAAAACAACCTATAAAGACATTAAGTATTATTTTAATTTAATTAATAGGACGGTGTTTAAAGGTAAACTATCACCTTTTAATGATATTAAAATAAAAAAGATTTACAAAGACGAGTCCAAAAAACATTGTTATGGACAAGTCATAGCTTGGGAATATCGTAGAAAAGGCACAAGAGTTTATCATTTAGAAATGTTGCCTTACTATAGAAACAAAAAGGAATTTGTGGACACTTTAGGCCACGAAATGGTACACCTATATCAAATGGCCAATGTAGGTGATACTGGTAATCATAATAAACTGTTTTACAGTTTTAGACCAAAGTTAAATGAAATCGGCCTTGATTTATAAAATGGAGAGAAGTGATGGCAAGAAGACAGGTAAAAGAACTAGACCCTTATTTAAAGGCTAGAATAGGTGAGGCAGTTATACAAGTTAGAGAACTAGCTAAACCAAGTAATAAGTCAGGTACACAAAGAGTATATTATGAGGGTAATTGGGTAAAAGATATTCATAATAACTTTACAGATATACAAGCACAAAAAATATTTGATAATGTGTCTCAATATAGAGACAAATTAGATTTCTTTCAAAAAAAGCTAGATTATGTTTATGATGATGTAGATGAAAAACCTATACAAGCTTACGAATATATAGCGAGGGTTAAGTGAAAGCAAAAAATAAAATATTAAGAATTGTTTCCATATGTATGGTTGTTTTATTAACAACTTATATAACAGGAACTTTCTTTCCAAATCCATACACAAAACATTTAATTAAAAAAGAAATAGAAGAATATTATACCGATTGGGCAAATAAATTAGGTTTACAAGAGCCAGCCTTTGAATATAATAATGATATTCAATTTGTTGCTGCTGTTCGTAAATGTGTTGATTGGGTTAACTTTGAAACACCTAGGACTGAAAGAGTACCTATGGAAATGATTGTGGCACAGGCCGCTTTAGAATCAGGTTGGGGTACTAGTCGTTTTGCTGTAGAGGGTAATAATCTATTTGGTATTAGAACTTATGATAAAACTGTACCACATATGTTATTAGAAGGCCGTACAAAGTGGAAAGGTTGGGGTGTTAGAGTATTTCCTACAAAATGTCAAGGCGTACAATTTTTTGTAAAACTTTTAAACAATCACCCAGCATATGAGGAGTTTAGAGAAGTTAGAACTAAAATGTTAGTTTTAGGACAACCACTTGATCCTAAAGTTTTAATTAAAACATTAAAAGCATATTCAACAACAGCTGATTATGCTGAACGAGTTAATTATATAGTAGATAGTATTAGAGAACAAGAAGAAGCTGCTAGTGAAGTAATAATACACACAAAAGAAGATTCAAAAGTATCTAATGTTGTACCAGAAAAGAAACCAAGTGATTTAAAAAAATAAATGAAAGCGTACAGTTTTAAATTAACAATGAAAGACAAAACAATCTCCACTCACGTTTATTCAGAAACAGGTGAAGACATAGCAGAAAGATTTTCACAATATAAAGTGAGTGATATAAAACAATTGAATAATGATCCCACAACCGATCTCACATACAAGGATTAATAAATGACAATAGAATATGGATTACTACTTTTAATATTAGGTTCTTTTTTTACCATACTAATGTGTTTCATATTAATGAAGTTTGAAATACATATGGAAAAGGAAAAAGAAATAGAT